ATTCCATAAATCCTCCTTTTTTATATTTCCACGAATCGTAAAGTTCTCTATCTTCTTTTTTCAAGTTCATTGTCCAAATTTATTTTATGATATTTCAAATAGTGAATTAAATGTATTGCTATTTTCGGTATCTTTAAGATCCCAATCTAACACACCAATAAGATTACTTATTTTTTTATTAATAATTGTTTTTTCCATTTCACTATGATCAAATGGAAGATCTTTATACCAATTAGGTAAATGTAATTCATCTATTGGATACGCTATAGATGTCATTCCCATAGGATTACTTTTCAGTTTACATACTATGGTTTTCATGCCATCTGTTATTCCTAATGAATAATTATCTGAGTATGCTTTTCGTAGCCTATTCCAATTAATGGCCGCCATAACGTGTCCAACTCCGCACTTGCCTGTTCTGTCATATAACTTTGTATACTTGGTTAGATTGTTAACACGTTTAGGGGTACCTTTTTCCCAGCCCGGCCGTTCTTTGAATTCTTCTCTGAAGTCTTTTATCTTTGAAAAAATTTCTGTTCGTTCTTTGCGATTTAACACATCAAACAAGATTTCTTCTAAGAATCTTTGCATAAACTCAGGCGTATCGCTACGTTTTAGATCCAAGCCCATGGCTTTAAGTTTTCCTGGTTCTCCGTTAACGTCTTTGCGATTACCTTCTTCGTCGTATACTAAGATACCATATCTTTTCTTTTTTATGAATAGTCCTCTTGTAGCAACAATTTCTCTAGCGGCTTTTATAATTTGTCCTGCTTCTAACGAAATACCAAATGCTTTATTCATATACTTTGGAAATGTAGAATTTACTTCGTCACCTATAACATCATATAATTTAATTGCCCTTTCTTTATTCCATTCTATATTTCCGTTGTCTATATCTTCCTTGAGAGAAGGTATAGCAGAATAATACACACTATCAGTATCACCATAAATGATAGAGGATCCAACATGATCGTACTCTCCTGTAAGTACTCGATTAACTTCTGCGGCCATATGCCTTGCAATTGATCTACCAGTTAATGTTACACTTTGACCCATTCGTAAGTCAAAGAACCTCGATCCCTGATTTAAAATAGCACCATATAAACTATTTAAGTTAATTTTTTTAACAAGTTGTCTTTTATCCCAAAATTCTATTTTTTCTTTGTCGCCGGTGTCTATTGCATTCTGCAAATTCTTTTGCATTTCTGTGCGTTCTGCATACCAACGTTCTAACAAGTTTGGAACAACACCTTTGGTATCACATCTAAATATAGTTCCATTTGCTGATATTGCCCATGACTTATTTTGTAAAAATACTGCGTCATAAATTTCTGCACCTGTGTATTGATCTGTTTCTCCGCTTTCCCAATCTACGGTAATTTTTTCTGCTACATCTCGCTCTTGCACTAAGTCATATTCTAGTGTATTAAATACACCTTCCCATGCTTCTGCGAATGTTGCTTTATTGTTCATTTTTTTGCGAATCATATCGTGTGTTCGATCTAATCGCAGTTGTCCAATAATTGTTTCTGGACCCATATTCAATGCACGAATTACACTAGGATACAACGAATTTAAATCCATAGAGCATACCCAATCATGCATTCCTACCTTTGGTTGTGCTACATAAGCACCTGCGGCGGTATCAAATTCTGCGTCAAAATTTTTCTTTTTATCTGGTACTTGAAGTCCTTGACTATGTGCTTCATTTATAATTGCTTGGTCACTTACTGCTACAGCCCCCATTGTTGTTTGCAGTAATACAGTATTAGCATGAGCAAGTACATTGGCAAGATCTATAAATTGTAATTTATCATCCATCTTTTTAAGCATCATTGTATCTTGCCTGTTGTATGCAATAAACTTTTCATAGTCATTGTTATACAACTGGTCCAATGTACCTTCGTATGGAACTTTGTTTTCGCCTATTTCAAATTCCCCAACAGCATCTAATCTATATGAATGTATTTCGTGGTATGTATATCTACGATATAGTTCCATATAATCTAAATGCACTCGTCCTAGTAAATCAAATGTTTCTTGTTCTCTACCAAATTTTTCATATTCTCTTTTGCGTGGATATTGATCCCACAAACAAAAGTCACGCATACGTTGTTTGCCTAATATTCTAGCAACTCTGTTTACGGTATATGGTATATCATAGCCCTCACTATTCCATCCACTAAGTATATCGGCGTCTTGTATAATTACTAAAAAATTGTTTAATAACTCTTCTTCTGTATTAAACAGCATGGTGTTACTAAACTTATTACATATTGCTTCTGCATCTTGGCGCGAAACTGTTTTTGGGCGAATAGTTAAAGTAATAAGATCATTAAGCCAACTACACCATAATGTAACAGAATTTATCATTGAAAACGGATTAGACGGATCTGCATATCCTTTACTAGAACTAAAATCTACTTCGATGTCAAAGAAGCATTTGTTAAGGTTCGGTGCTTCTTTACCTAAATAATATTCTTCTAAACATCGAAAAATGGGATTTACATCAGACTCATATAACTGTTTATGGCTATAGAGTTTTCTTTCTTTTTGAAATGCTTTTCCGCTAGTGGTGCTGACACGGCTTAAAGGTTTGCCGTAAATAGAACGATACTTTCCTTTTCCATCAGGATAAAAGAAAGCATACTTTGTAGGATATGTTCTGAAGATTCGTTTTTCGTTTACTCGTTCAACAACATGTATAGCATCTTTATCACGTTCAAAGAATGCGTCTACATAACTCATGCAGTTCGCCCGACTGCTGTTAAAACTTCTGCAACTTCTTCAAAGTCTTTTTTGCTTTGTGTAAGTTGTCCTTTAGCGGCGATTTTGATTGCTTTGTTTAGTGTAGCCGGTTTCATGTCAAGTTCTTCGGCTACTGCTGATACTGTATCCTTGAGTCCTTCTCTAAGATCAGTCATTTCTTGAGTTACTTGAATTCCTTCATTAACTATTTGTTTTAATTTTGCTACATCGGTTGATGATAGTATTTTTGCCATTTGGTTCCTTTCAAGAGATTAGATTTATTCGTAATATATTATAACATATATAAACAATTAAATCAATCATTATTTTGTTACGAAACCATTTAAATAAGAAGTTTTTCCATTTTTAATTAAAGCAGTCATAGTTTTTTTTCTATTTGTTCCGTCTTTTCTGTATGAACAATGAACCCATCCACTATTAGGACCTTCTAAGGGATTAAAGAATTCTAAGATGAGTTGATCAAATTGTAAATGATCTCTAATCCATGTTGCTAATTCTAAATTAGGCAATCCCATAATTTCAAAATCAGCCGCTTCACCATTACAATGTTGACTTTTACTTGATCCACCTACGGCTTTATTGAGATTCGGACTGCGGTAGCCACTGTTTATTGTAACAACCCGTCCAAAATAACTTCGTACTGGTTGAAGTATGTGACAACATAAATTTGTAAGATTAACTAGATGTTCTGTGTTTGGTAAATTATCTATACCTTTGCGTATAGCCGTTGTACTTTTTGTTAGTTCTTGCAAACTAAAATTTCGTGTGATTTTCATATTTTTCCTTTATGGATTTATATCTTTATCTTTCTTGACTCTAGCTACCTTTGCTCCTGTTATTTTTGCAAAGTTACTAATAAATTTTTTACCATTTGCTCGAAGCTGATTGGCTAGTTTTTTCTGTTTAAGAGTTAAAGTTTTGAATGATTTAGTAGTAAGTTTCCAAGCATCTTGACCGCCAGTATAATCTATATATGCTTTTTTCTTATCTCCACCATTATGATCTAAAAGAAATTTAAAGTACCATGCTCCGATGGTTGCCGCTAACAT